GGTTTAGAGCAATATAAGATAGAAGACGGTGTAATGACAAGCGGTACTACGCATCTTAACCCAAGTTTAGCGGGTTGTATGCCTCACGTTCAAAACTATATTATGGGATTTCCTCAACAAATGTACGATTTGTATGACGAGCGAGAATACAATCTACCTACATTAGACTTGATAGTATCTTTAGGGTACGCAGGCGGGGTTTACGGTTCAGACGCATTAAAATTTAGTAAGTCTTTAGTAGGCTATATTAATAAAATGTCATCAACTCACAATATTAGATTAACAGGTATATTTGCTACAAAGCAAAAAGGTACCGAGTATGATGTTATTGTAAACTTAAAAGATTTTGACAAAGCCATGGTAATCAATAATATAGCTTTCGCATTTCACCCTAGCTTTTTCAGACGACTGTGGTTTTCGATTGCGGAGTCTAAGCCATTCCTATCAAGCGGTTACGGTAAGTCCAGAAAAGATTATAAGGAATCAGTAGAGAAAAGTATAGACACGAGCAAGTCGGATAAAGTAATCTTCACACAAGACTTAGGGGATATTAGTAATTATACTTGGGAGCCAGAAGATATTGAATCAGTAACTTTTTAGTCACAAGGGGAGTGTTATACTTGTCACTCTCCTTTAGGTAGCAGTTATTACTACTACCTGCTATTGCCCCTCTGAAAAGGGGGGTTTTTATTATAAAATAATCCTACACTAGGATTTTAATATATAGAAATCAATCAATAAATTTGAATATTAATTATAAATACAATGACATGAAAGAAACAGGAATCGACTGTATGAAATACAGGAAATCAACTCACCTAGCGGGTGTAGACGTTGAAATGATTATCGCTGAAAAGGGTAAGTGCGTTTTAACAATTAAAGAATCGTATTACGACACGGGAGTAGACGTAAGCGGTAATAGAACAGACGGTTACTTCTTAGAGTTTGCCGAGGGAGTTAAGCCTATGGTTGTCAACTCTACAAATAGAAAAGTAATTGCTTCGATAGTAAAAATTAGAAACAAGTGTACAGGTTCTGAAAGTAGGAATATAGACAATTGGAAAGGTTTAGTTATTCAGTTAGTGTTTGACGAATCAGTAAAGATGATGGGAAAGCTAACAGGCGGTATAAGAATCTCTCCTATTAGTCCAATACCAACTATATCAGATGTGAAAGCTAAAGCTATTTTAAGCGGTTCTAAAACGTTATTAGAACTACAAAGTAATTGGAGTAAGCTAAGTAAACAGGAACAAGCGTTGCCAAGTATTAACGCTCTTAAAGATAAACTTAAAACAGCGTTAAAATAATGATAGTACACAAAAAGTTAGACCAAAAGAGTCTAGAGTGGTTTGAGGTTAAGTGGGGTAAAGTTGGCGGTACTCTAAGTAAGGGTTTACACGTTAAGGGAGATACCTTGTTTATAGACCTACTAAGCCAACATATTGAGGAGTTCGAGCCTTCGGATAGTTTTGAAAACGAACATACTAAGAGAGGTAATGACTTAGAGCCATTTGCAATAGAGTACTTAGAAAAGTACACGGGTTATAAGTTCGAGCAATTCGGTTGGTTGCAGAGCGAAAGAAATGAGTTGTTGGGAATATCGCCAGACGGACTTATTGAAGATTTAACCGTAGCTTGTGAGACAAAGTGTTTTGCTAGAAAAAAGCATACTGAAATACTATTGACTAGAGAAATACCTTTAGACAACATTCATCAGCTTGTACATTACTTTACGGTAAACCCAAAACTAGAGGAATTATATTTTTGTGCCTTTAGACCCGAATCTGTAAATAGCTTTATAAAAAGATTAACACTTAATAGCGAAGTAAATATAGGAACCAAGGCAAAGCCAAGGATGTTCACTATAAGGGAAGTAAGAGATTTATCTATTNAATCCGCAGATAAATTATTAAACAGGATTAACGAATCAAAANAATCATTAAATTTTTAAATTAAACAATTATGGAAGTAGTAGGAATTATTAAAGTATTAGGAGCAACTCAAGAAATTGGTGCTAAAGGTTTTAAAAAAAGAGAGGTAGTAGTTACTACCGCAGACCAATACCCTCAAGACATTATGATTGAGTTTACGCAAGACAAAGTAGATTTACTAAACGAGTTTATGGAAGGTTCATCAGTTACTATTTCAATAAACCTAAGAGGTAGAGAGTGGATTAACCCACAAGGCGAAGCGAAGTATTTTAATTCTTTGCAAGGTTGGAAAATCGCTCAAGCATAATGATAAAGTTTCAATATTATTTTGGAGACATAAAGAAATCTATACCAATAGGTTTCTTGTCTCTTGAAACTTTTATAGACAAGCACTTAAATCCGAAGGCAGAATTGCTTTCGGTTTTTAAGGAGATTGACGAAGCAGTTAGCAAAGGAGATATGAAGCTAAAGGCAGAGTTAAAAATGAACAACTTATATTCTTTTACCGTTTCTGCTCAATTTGACGGTTCAAGAAAATATGATAACATAAAGGAATTTAACCCTTTAGCACAGTTAGACTTTGACGGATTAACCAATGAAGAAGCTGTCAAGTTTAGAGATTATATATTCGAACAATATCCTCAAGTAGTTTGTTCTTATCTTTCGCCAAGTAGATGCGGAGTAAAAGTATTGTTACGCATACCTAAAATATCTTTAGACAAAGGAATACCCGAGGGCATAAAAGAGTATAAAGATTATTATAGAGCGATAGAAGCAGAGTTTAGCAACTTTAAAGGTTTTGATAACTCGCCAAAAAATTTGGTTTTACCTTTGTTTATTTCTCACGATACCGATATGTCTTATCGTCACTTCGATAACGCCTCTATATGGGATTTAAAGGAACTTGTCCCCGAACCCCTTAAAATAAAATATCCGCTTCCATTTAACCCTTATAAGAAGTTAAAGTCTAATGACAAACACGAGTTACGTGCTATAAGAACTTTTAGAAAAGCGGTATCGTCAATAGTAGATTCCCCAGGTCATTCTCAATTACGTAGTGCTTGTTTAATATTCGGTACAAGAGTAGGTGCGGGTTACGTTGGTATGATAAACGCTGAACAGGAAGTAGATAATTTAGTAAAACAAAACAGTTACCTCTCAAAAGGTTTAAGCGGTTACTTAACTACTGCTAATTGGGCTTTGAAAGAAGGAATAAAAACTCCAAACTATTATAATTAATGCTACACTTCTATTTTTATAAAAATATATATAAAAGTATCTTTGATTGTAGGTAAAATAAAAAAATGAGTAAAACAGATTTAAAAGCTATAATGCTAAGTGAAGATTGGATTATATCAAACCTTACATACGATGAGGAGTTTAAGAAATATCACTTTAAAGCAACTCACATAAACGGAGAGGTTTTAGAAATTAGTAAAACAAAAAAGCACGTAGATAAAATTTTAAAACAAATAGAAAATGAGTAAAAAGAAAAGTAGAAAAAAGTGTATTAAGGTTTATAGAAAAACCGTTGTCAGTGTAACTCATAAATTACTAAAAGGAACTGACAATGAAGATGAAATAAGAATAGCGGGTAATATAGTATGCGGTATGATTAATTCGTTCACAGAGTATTTGTTTAGGTTTGATGACGAAGTAATGACTGAAAAAGAGCAAGAGCATTTAACTAATATAATAAACGAATATCTTTTAAAAATTAGCGGTAAAGTAGATAGTTACACGCCCGAAAGAGAAGACGTATTATATGTAGCTATGAAATTAGGTAAAATGATAATAAAAACAAATCAAATAATATCAAAAAATGAATAATACAGAACTAGTAAAAAAAGCTAAAAAGATTTTAGCTAAAGCAGAGAGAGATTTTGACCCAAATGTCACTAAAAATCAGTTAATGACACAACCTATGATAGTCGGTTCTTGGGGAGCGCATAATTGGAAAAATATAGCTGATAAAGCATTGGTATTTCAAGTAAACGGAAGAATACACAAAGGAGTTGTTGCAATTGTTTTAGGGTTTGAAGACTTATATAAAGTGTTCTTACTTGATGAAGAGTTAAACTTATCCCCCACTATTATAGAATCAGTATATG